CGCGGGGATAGACATTGGGACCGCAAGGGCGCCATGGGCACCGGTGGGGTGCTGAAATACACGATTGACCTGATCTCGTCTGCCGAGGACCGCAGGACCAGCGACGACGAACTGCAGGCCGCACGCGATGCCGACCTGGAAATGAAGATCGACGACGCCAAGAAACGAGCGCATGCGGCGATGAAACGAGTGCTGGACAAGACAGCGAAGGCCAACTTCGACGCGGCCATCCATGGGCGGAAGGGCTGACTTCTCGACCTTCTTCCAGCTATGGGCTGATCTCATGGGCTGGGAGGTTCCAGACCTGCACTGGCAGATGGTGCGGTGGCTGGAGCGGTGCGACGACCCTGTGCGTGTGCTGATGGTGTTCCGGGGCGCCGCGAAGTCGACCACCTATGCGATCTACAAGGCGTGGAAACTGTACCGCGACAGCGCCTGGCGGTCACTGGTATGGGCGGCTGACGATCCCCTGTCGACCAAGCTCACGCGCGACACCCTCAACGTGCTGCGCCGGCATCCGCTGTGCGATGGCATGCTGCCGTCCAAGCCCGGGGCGCAGTCGTTTTGGGTGAACGGTTCCAGTGATGCACGGAACCCGAGCATGCAGGCTGTGGGGGTAAACGGCAACGCCACCGGCAGCCGGGCGGATGACATCGACTTCGATGACGTGGAGGTGCCCAAGAACATCAAGACGCCCGAGGCCCGGCAGAATCTACGCCTCAAGATCGAGGAATCAACGCACATCGCGGTTCCCGGCGCGCAGAAGACCTACATCGGGACACCGCACACCCATGATTCCATCTACACCGAGCAGATCGAGGGCGGGGCCGCGGTGCTGAAAATTCCCCTGTTCGAGCACGGCAAGCGATACGAGGATCCGGGCTCGCGCGTGAGGTTCGCGTTCGACTTCGACCCGGGGCCGGACGGGCTGTATGTCATGCTGGGCATCGGCAAGTTCTCCCGGCTGCTGGTCGAGGGCAAGGACTACATGCTGGACGGCCGGTGCGTAGTGTTCACCAACCCACCGGGCGCCGTGCTGGACATCTATGCCGGCTGCGCCTGGCCCGAGCGCTTCACCCGCAAGGAGATCGAGCAGCGCAGGAAGGACACCCGCACCCTGAACGGCTGGGATTCCCAGTACCAACTGGAGGCCAAACCCGTGACCGAGACACGCCTGAACCCGGACCGCATGATCGCCTACGACGTGGAGCCGGTGCTGCGCCATGCCAATGGCGAGGCCCTGCTGATGCTGGGGGGCGTGCGCATCGTCGGCTGCAAAGCCCGCTGGGACTGTTCGCTGGGCAAGATTCACAGCGATGCCAGCGCGGTGTCGATCATCTACACCGACGAGGGCGGGCGGCTGTACTGGCATCGGTCGGTGGCGCTCACCGGTGAACTGGAGGAGTTCGCGGCCGACGAAAAAACGCTGATCGGCGGCCAGGTGCACCAGCTGGCCAAACTGCTGGCGCCGCTGCAGGTTCCGTGCATCACGGTGGAGACCAACGGCCCAGGCGGATTCGTGCCCAAGATCGCACGCAAGCACCTGAAACGCTACGGCATCGCGGTGAAGGAAGACTTCGCGGTGGTGAACAAGCAAAAGCGCATCCTTGATGCCTTCGAGCCGCCGCTGTCCTCGGGCTTTCTGTGGGCGCACGTGTCGGTGCTGGACGGCCCAGCCTACGACCAGATGATGCAGTTCAACCCGGCGGCCACGAACCAGCCAGACGACTACATCGACAGCGCCAGCGGGGCAATTGCCGACACCCCGGTGCGGGTGGGGCGGATCATTGGGCAGGTTTCCGGGAACCCGAATGCCAATGGGCGGGAAGATTGGCGTCCATCCGCGGGTGTGCACGAGGTAGAGCTGGAGATGTAAGCCTGCACCCGCGCACAACACGCGCGAGGTGCCCTTTGACAGTTTCAGCACAGACCCCCGTCAACAGCAGCACCGGCAACGGCGCGACGACTGTTTTCCCGTACACCTTCAAGATCATCCGGGATGCCGATCTGGAGGTGAGTGTCGACGGCGTGGTCAAGACGCTGGCGACCGACTACACGGTGAGCGGTGCCGGCGTCGATGCTGGGGGCGATGTGACCTTCGTCGTCGCCCCGGCCAACGGCGCCACAGTGGTTCGTCGCCGGAACATGCAGTTCCTGCGCTCGTCGGACTACCAATACCAGGGCGATCTGCCCAGCGCGGTTCTGAATCCGGACCTTGATGCGCCGGTCCTGATGGCGCAGCAGCTGCAGGAGCAGGTCAGCCGATCGCTGCGCGGTCCAGCTGGCGAGGCGTGGCCTGAGCTGCCCGCTGCTGTGGATCGGCTGGACAAGTTCATCGTGTTCGATGCGACCACCGGTGCTACTGAACTGTCCACGGTCACGCAGACGCAGGTTGCCAGCGCAGTTGCGGCGGCGTACTCAGCGGGCTCAACTGCGGATGCCGTGACATTCCTGCCAGAGGGAACCGGGGCAGTGTCTCGCAGCGTGCAATCACGGCTGCGTGATGTTGTCAACGTCAAGGACTTTGGCGCTGTTGGCGATGGGGTCACAGACGACACGGCAGCAATTCAGGCCGCTATTAACTACGTGGCAAGCATTCGCGGGGCGCTTTACTTCCCTCCAGAAGTCGCTGGTCAGTATTACAAAGTCTCTGCAACGCTGAACGTCCCCGGCCCAATGATTCTATGGGGCGACTCACCCCATTCCGTTATCCTGATGGGCGAGGGGTTGACCTCCGGGCAATACATTTTGTCGATCGACCTGAGTGCGGGCTCTAACTATTTTTTCGGCATCAAGGGTTTGACTCTGCGCAGCCTGGATGGTGTCCCGCACGGCCTTTACGTCAAGAACGCCAGCTATCTGTCCGTCGATGACGTGCAAATCTACAACGTCAAGAAGGGCGTGGTACTGACCGGCACAAATACGTTCTCCAGCGACTTCCGAAAGCTGGTGACCTACCAGATTGGCGAACAAGGCGTTCGCTATCCGGCGTTCAACGGCGGGGGCCATCACACATTCACGAATTGCACATTCAATGGCAATACAGGCCTGCTCGTTGATACTGATTCGACTCTCGACGGACTGTCGTTGCACTCCAACAATTACGAGGCCTGCGTCACAAACAGCCTGTACGTTGGGGGCAACGTATTTGGATTGTCGATCTCCGGCGGGCGCACAGAAGCCTGCGCTGGCGGCGACTTTCAAATCAATCCAGCGCTTGGAAACTTTGTCGGTGGGTTGTCCATCAGTGGTGTCAATTTCACAGCAGCGAGCGCAGCGTCGATTCCCATCACCCTTGGCGGCGCAGGTGGCCAGGTCCGTGGCTTCAACATCTCCGGCAACAGAGTCGACGTCGGGGCACTGACCGAATTTGTGCGTCTCAATGGCGATGGCGAATCGGGGGTTATCAGCGGTAATTATTTCGCCGAAGCCGGAGCCTCGCCATCGCTGAATCAGCGCCAAGGCGTTTTGGTGTTCGCCAACGAGAACTCGTCTGGCAAATGTTCAGAGTACTGGGGCACTGCGAATTGGGGTGTGAGACAAGGCACCTTTTCATTCTCGGACGGCAGCGGTGCTGGATTGTCGATCACCAGTGATGGCCATTACACAATCATTGGACGGCAGTGCTTTTGGCAAGCGTATGTCTTGTATCCCGTCACGGCAAACACCGCGGCAGCAATGCTCACTGGATTGCCTGCTTCGGTTTTGGCCGGAACGAGCCAACAGGGTCGAGCGGGTGGACGTGTTGATGCGTCAAACGTGGGGGTCTCTGTCGGGGTGCTGCAAGGCCTGGGCGGTGTGACCAGCTTGTCATTCGTGAACCCGACAGCTGCCGCAACATCAATTCTCAACAGCGCGCTATCGGGCAAGGAGATGTATCTGTCCGGTAGCTTCGCGATCTGATGTGGCCCGTATGGCCAATTTCTTCTACGCCCTAATCATCGCCCTGCACCTGGCAGGCCCTGCGCTGGCGCAAAGCGATCCACCAAGGAGCCCGTTGTCGTATTCCCTTCGTGAGTACGGGTTGATCCTCGCCATTGCGATGCTGGGTGGGTTCGTGCGCTGGTACAACGCGGTGCGCCGCGGTGAGTCGGCAGTCTATGACCTGCGCACCCTGGTGGGTGAACTGTTCACCAGCGCATTCCTGGGGATCCTCACCTTCTGGGCCTGCGAGGCGATGAGCGTTCAGCCACTGGTGACCGCCGCGCTTGCTGGCATGGCTGGGCACGCTGGAGTCTCTGGCCTGTTATGGGCCGAACGAGTGTTGAAACGCTTCTTCGAGCACAAGTACGGCGTGCCCGCATCGAGTGACCGCGCGCCACTGGACGACAAATGAACCCGCTGCGGTGAATGCGCACTTGGCTCTACCAATGGCTCCAGGCTCTGCGTGAGTGGCGACATGGGATCCAGGAGCCGTTCGACCTCGGCTATCCCGACAGCCAGCCGCCGCCACCCGACGACCTGGACTGCCCAGACACCATGCCAACCAGTCCGGGTGCGCTGGACTCTGACCTTGGAAGGTTGAAATGAATCTCGACATCATCGGCACTATCATTGAGCCGGCGTCCAAACTATTGCCGTCCATGGACTCGCCGAAGGCACGTATCATGCTGCTGGCCATCGGGTTTCAAGAAAGCCGCTTCGAGCATCGCCGCCAGATCGACGGGCCAGCACGTGGGTTCTGGCAGTTCGAGCAAGGCGGCGGTGTCAAGGGCGTGTTGACGCACAAGGCATCCGCATACGATGCCGTTAAGGTTTGCTATGCCCGTGGTGTTGGCAGTAGCACCAAGGATGTCTATGAGCGGCTGGAGCACGATGACATCTTAGCGTGCTGCTTTGCCCGCCTGCTGCTATTCACCGACCCGCGATCCCTGCCGATGATCGGCGATGTCGACAGCGCTTGGGCCTACTACTTGCACAACTGGCGACCAGGCAAGCCGCACCGGCAGACGTGGGACGAGATGTACGAGCGCGGGCATAACCTGCTGATGGCGTCGTTGTGATCAGCCTACTGTCGCCTGTCGTACTGCGTGCCGTGGCCGTGGCGGCGATCCTGGCTATGCTGGCATGGGGCTATCACCTGTGGGAAGATCACCAGAGAGAGATAGGGCGGCAGGAAGTGCGGGCAGAGTGGCAGGCCGACAAGATGGCGCGGGCAGAGTCCACCCGGCTCTTGCTGATGGCACGGGACAGGGAGACGGCTACGCTGCAGGGCAAGGCCGACAAGGAAAGGGTGGCGCTGAATGAAAAGAACCGCAGTATCAATCGCGATCTTGCTGACGCTCTTGGCCGGTTGCGCGACCGTCCCGAGCGACCCGCCGACAGTGCTGGCGGTGTGCCCGAGAATCCCGGCGCTGCCACCGCTGGACCAGGAAACGGCGGCTGCACTGGAGCGGGACTATATGGCCCAGATGCGCGATTTTCTCTCGGGTTCGCTGCCGATGCAGCCCGACTACAAGCTGCGCTCCGGTCCTGCCGCGCCGACTACGAACGGGCAGCGGCTACCGTGAATGGCAGGTGATCAGCGGGACCGATGCATCCATGGGTAGATTGCAACCGACAGACCGCACAGGCGCAGCAGTATTGACGGGCCGGCTGCGGGCGTATCAAAAATCACTGCCCTGAAAAGCCACACCCAAAACGACCGCGCAGAACTCAGCGCAAAGTACCTGAACTCAATTTGATCGCGTTTCATTGTGGGTTTTCCTGTTCATCAAACGTCATATCGATAGGGTGCGGAACATTGTCATGCACGACTACGCCACCATCTGACGGCAGGAATCGTCCACACACGACGCACCAGTAGCCTTCTTCGTCGTCCATCATTACCCTTTCTGATAGCGGCGGCAGTTCATCGGTCATGGCTTGTCTCCTGTGTAGTGCGAACTTCAACGATTCGCGCATTGCCGCCGATGCCCAGCACCGGGATCATGCGAACGTTGCATAGCGCATCTTGTACGGCTTTGCGTACCTCGATGGGTGTTCGCTTTGCGTCAAAATGAGCGGTCGCCAATGCGCTCTCAAGTGCTGCGACGCGCCGCTTCAGCCCCTCGATTTTCTTGTCTCGCTCGGCCATCTTGCGTCGTAATCGTGCGAATGCGGTGTCGTCCATGTCATCCCTCCTGTTGTTGGGTGGCGAGAAACGCCAGTGACGTCACTATTAGTATTCTTGACTTCGATACACCTCGCGGCGGTGGCTCTGTCATAGCACGTACTCGCGCCTCTCTAGCCTCAATAGCTCGCCTGAGCGTTTCGGCACGCGCTGC